GGACCAGACACGTTCATACATTCTTGTAATTGCCCTGTGTGCCATTCTTTGCGAGACGATAGCGGGAGGTCGTGCTTAGGGTGCAGGGATCATCACGTCCAAGCAATCGCCGCCGATGCGGAACTGAAGCGGTTGCGCGAGGCCGTGGAGTGGGCGTGTGGATGTTTAGATGGAAACTTGGACCGTTCGTATATTCAGGCCGAACTCCGTCGCCGCGCACAGCAATCACGTTTTCACGCAGCCCGCAAACCATGTCTTTACGCAATCCAGCGCCCATAGCAATCATGTTTTCACGCAAGCCAGCGCGCACAGCAATCACGTCTTTACGCAAGCAACCGCGCATACCTCCGTTGCAACAAAACAAGGTACGGCAGCGGGTAACGTCATCACTACCGGAACGCACACGGGCAGCGGCGTCGATGCGCATAGCGCTCACGCAGGTTCCGGCGTGGACGCACACAGCGCCCATGCGGGCGCAGGTGTTGATGCGCACAGCGGTGCGGGCGTTGACGCGCACTCAGCGCATAGTGGCGCCGGGGTTGATGCACACAGCGCTCACAGCGGAGGCGCCGTCGATGCACACTCCGCCCATAGCGGCGGCGCCGTCGATGCACATGGCATTACGCAACCAAGCGCGCACGCTGCCCTACCCACGGTGCCCCCGTACATTGTTGTTTACATGTGGAAACGGACCGCGTAACATGATGCCAACAACCCCGACGCACCCAAGGAGGATCATCGCATGTCACGATTAAAAGGACGCATCGCAGTAGCACACGAAATTCTTTCCTCTATCACCGCTTCCATCGGAATCTCCGCATGCACGATCACCCCAAAAGCTTTCACCGGGAAGGCAACTGCAGGAGGCGCCGCCACGATCACGCTTGCCGTGAACGCCGTCATGGGTACTGCCTTGGAAGGATTTTTCGACGGATGGCTGATCGAAATCACCAGCGGAACAGGCAAAGATCAAGCGCGACGCGTCACCGGGTATGTCGGTTCCACGCTCGTTGCGACGGTGCCCGCGTGGGTAACTACCCCGGACAACACTTCCGTTTACAAGATCACGCCCCCGCATGCGGAAGGTTTGGAAGCGCAGACCGCCTTGATCAAGGTGGAAACCGCTGCCGTGAACTTCTCCCTCGGTTCCGTGGTCCCGACCGTTGCCGCAGGAACAAACCTCGGCATCAACCTTGATCCGGGGGAATCGTTGTTCATCGATGACGTGCAGAACATCCGAAATTTCAAATGCATCAACCGTGTCGCATCCAGCGGCGCGGTTGTAAAAGTCATAACGTTCGCGTGAGGCCCACCATGCGCATATTCAAAAAGTTTCTCGCGGGGGTGCTTGTATCATTCGCCCTGGCAACGCCCAGTTTTGGGCAGGATATGCTTGGCGGCTATGGCGGCACACCATCGGTCGCCGGGCCCGGTAGCATACTTGGAAATCCGTCCTGGTGGAAACGCGACCTGACGTTTTGGGCCCCGTTCGATGACCCATCCGTACCGCTGGCGATCTATAAGGGCACAGGATCTTTTACCTTTACCCGCGCTCACGATGCCACGCACACGGCGACGTACGTCCACCCGGGGACGGGGCTGGTGACTGTTGCCTCTGCGGATCAGCTCCGCATCGAGTCCAACGGTGCGCTGATCGAGGGGGCGAGGACGAATCTGCTGGTTTATTCGGCGGATCTTAGCAACGCGGCGTGGACGAAAAGAATGGTCTCGATTTCGTCAGCTGTTGCTCCTGACGGCACCACCGCGCCGATAAAGATGAAAACGGACGCGACCGCCGGGGAGGCCCATTATGTAATACAGGAGCCAATTCCCGGAGGGCTGGCTGACAACACCGACTACATGGTTTTTCTCTATCTAAAGGCGGGAGAGGGGGCGCAGGGACGGTGGGTGCAGTTGGTGTTCGTAAACAAAGCGGTCACCGTGGCGACGATGTACGTCGATCTCGTCTCGGGAGTCCTTGGGACAACGGTCGCCTTCACATCCACCGCCATCCGAAGCATGGGCGGAGGCTGGTATCGCGTCGAAGCAAAGCTTAACTCGGAGACAGGTGCGTATGCCCCCGTCTTCGGGGTCCGGATGGCAATCGGCGACGGGGGGTGGATATTTGACGGCGACAACACCTCCTATGTCTATGTATGGGGAACCCAGGTCGAGGCAGGGACTTTCCCCTCTTCCTACATCCCCACGGTTGCCACGGCGATGACGAGGAACGCGGACGTGCTGACGTTTGCGACATCGGGGAACGTGAGTGGAACGGTAGGAACGGTAGCGGCCACTTATAAGACCATTGGCAATAATGCGGCCACCTCTCAGTACATCCTCGACCTGAACAATGCTCGACCGGTCCTGTTCGTCAATGGGGCGGACGAAAAACTGTCGATTAACGATGGGGCAACGACCACATCCTTCGGTACAGCGGATACGCATGGAACCTCTTACAATGGGGCCAGCAGATGGTTCTCGGCGGACAGCAAGGTGCGCGTTGTCCGGGGCGGGGGCACGGTGGTAGATGGCGTGTTCGACAACAACATGAACTTAGGCGCAAACGCCACCATCGGAGATTCCGGCACTACGGGTTCGTTACTGTGGGGATGGGTAAAGAACCTGAAAATCTGGAACCGCGCTCTCTCCGACGCGGAGATGATCGCGATCACACAATAAAGGAGAACATATGAAAAAGATTACAGCGTATTTTCTGACTTTAGTATTTTATGCAAGCATTTTACCGTGGTCCGTGCAAAGTGCAACATTTTATAATTATAATGTTCATAAACTTATTTTTGACAATACGTATTTAACGGATGGACAATTCAACGACCTCATCACGAAGGGGCCGTGGGTGGACGTGAGGGCGTATGCTCCGGTGGGGACATTACGCGACGGAACCGTGGATTGGACCGCGTACATTCAGGCGGCGATCAATAGTGTCACTACGGGAGCGCACGTTCTCATCCCTGACGGTAAATATCTCGTTACCTCCACGATCACCTTATCCAACGGAACGAAGTTGCGCGGACAAGGGAGGAATTTCCCCGGTCCCGCTTCTCCGCACAAGGGAACGCAACTGATTTTCACCGGCACAGGCCCCTGTATCAAAGGCGGTGGTGGCGGAACGGCGGTTTATAACGTAGAGATCAGTGACATTGAAATCGTGGCCTCCGGTGCCGCGATCACGGACAACACAGCTGTCGGGATACTCTTAACCGCGCACGACAGTTTTGTTACCAAGAACGCTATCTGGAATTTCAAGGCTGGAAGTGGAATTGAAATATACGCCGATGGAACTTTTACTTCGGGAAATAACATATCGAGTAACTGGGTTCATTCTTGTAATAGAAGTTTATATCTCCACGGCACCACCGGGAACACTACGTCGGTAGTACAGTATAACTTCTTCAATGGAGGTTCGGCTACCGGAACGAGAACCTGCATTGATGCTCAACAGGGAGCGAATTATAACTACTATCTGTTTAATGATCTTGAAACAGCCGATAGGGGTATGATTCTTAATGGTGCGTGGAATCAAGTTATCGGGAACACAACGGAGTTCCTGACTGCAGGCACAAGCATTCATATTACATTGGGCGTGAATAGCCTTGAAAATAAGATCCTGAGCCACAATTTTATCAGCGAAGTTACTACGAACATATCGGATCTTGGCACGCGGAATGAGTATTTGGGGGGCCGTGCGGCGGGCGGTGCCGGGACTTATGTAGGGAACAAGTTGATAGGTGGACTCAAGATAGACGGATCGTTTTTAAGCCAGAGGGGGATAGATTCCTTCGCGGCAAATGATAATACCCCCTCAATCGTTGGAAACAACTATTTCCTGACGAGCAATTCAAGCACGGATAATCTTGTAATAACAGATTTTCTCGGAGGAGAGGGGTCCAAGGTCATTACCATCGTTGGATGGACGTCATCTCATACTACAACTGTTAAGGATAATCATGGGACCGGAGGCAACCTGTACTTGAACGGGGATTGGGTGGTGGCAGATTGGAACACGCTGACCCTTCTATATATCAACACAAGGTGGATTGAAATAGGAAGGACTCCGGCTCCGTAATGACCGCACAGTTGCAGGAGGGTAGATGCGCCTGATCCGTGACGATCAGAACTCCGTCCACACCCTCGGCGCGATGTTCGACGGGGAGGATAGATGAATCTTGCCGAACTTGACATAACTTCTTTACCTGAAGAAGAAGTTCGCCAACTAAATTCGTGGGCGAATTTCTTTGCGTACAAGCCGCATCCCCTTTGGTCACCGTTCATTACATGTACGGCGTACATACTTGGTTTGTTCACCGGAAACCAGATGGGCAAAACGGCGATGATCTGCCGCTCTTACGTGTTGCGCATCTTGGGGCTTCATCCAGTTCCTTGGAAAAATTTGGATTGGTTACAATGCACGGCGCACGTCAACCCGGACGATCCGCAACGTTATAAGCATGCCGTAGGAATTTTTTCACCGGCCCGCGAAACGATGGTGTGCTCAACATGCGCCGCGCCATTGCAAATGTTTTTCAATCCGATCCGTGTCATTCGCTTTGCATCGGAAATTTTGCCCGGTGAAGCAAAAATGACTACGACATCAGTTGAAGCGGCAGAACTTGGATTGTCTGGCTCGGCCGAAATTCGCAACACGCAATACCCTGAACTGAAAAAGTGGTTGCCGGAATCGATTATGAAGGAAGATATCAAGCATCGCACGCATGCCATGATCTTGAATGACATTCACGGCGGACCGGATATCATTATCGAATTCGTATCGTATAATCAGGAAACGCAAACGCAAGCCGGTGTTCAGCGTTTCAGCATTTTTTACGACGAAGAACCGCCCCCGGATTTTTGGGAAGAACAGCAACCGCGTTTGATCGCGGCGGATGGGGATCAAGTTATTGGTCTTACGCCCGCGAATCGGATCACGCATTTGTACGATACGGTGTATGAAAAGGCGCGTTTGTACATTCGCACGAAAACGATTTCGAAGCACTTCGATATTCCCGAACGTGAAACAACGGATTCGCAGCAATCTATCGCAGTATTCGAAGGCGCTACGGATGACAACCCTACACTGACGCAACACGCTATTGATCGAATCTTTTCCGATGTTGATGATCCTGACGTGATTGAAATTCGACGATACGGCCGTTTCAAACAGATATCGGGACGAATCTTCAAAGGCTACGAGGTCCGCACGCATCGCATTCATTGGCCGCGTTGGTTCCCGCACGGCATTCGCCACGATTGGTTGCATGCGCGTTTGATGGATTATCATAAGCATGTGAAACTGGCAATCATGTGGATTACGCTTTCGCCTGAAGATGAGGCGTTCGTATACTGCGAATTTAACCCGGACCCCGGTAAACTGGTGACGTGGGAGATTGCGGAAGAAATGGCGGCATTGTCCGGTGATTATGAATATCGCTATAACCTTATCGATCCGTTGGCAAATGAAGTTCAAACGAATACCGGGCTTACGGTAGTTCAAGATTTGAATCGGCATTTCCATGAATTGAAAGTTATGGGGCAAGGTACCGGCGGGTATTGGCGCCCGTGGGATACCAAATCGGAACGTGGCCGGGAGCAGATTCGTACGCGGTTGAAAAACGCCAAGCGGTGCGGCGTGCCGTTCAACAACCTTCAGATGATTGAGGATCGTTCGGGTAACGCTCGATCCACCAGATTACCGACACTTTGGATTTCAGACGAATGCCCGCTGGTTCACAAATCATTGAAGTTGTGGCGATTGGAAGAATGGGCGGATGCGTCGGCCGTGAAAACTAAAGAACAGAAAGAATCGCCGCAACAGCGATGGTCGCATTTTCCCATGTGCTTGGAAGCCATATTCAAAGATGCCGGATTCCGTGCGCGTCCTGCGCGGGATATGGATCATGTCGTGCGAAAAGACCCGGTGCGGAAAAAACATTACCTAAATCAAAGAAGGGCGGGGTGACACATGGACAAGATGATGAAAGACAAAAAAGGAAAGTCCAGTAAGAAACGGTCAAAGTCAACAAAAAAGTCCAGTCCCAAAACTGCCCCGTCGATGCCGATGGAGGACAAAGCGTGGCGCGCACGTGATGATCTGCGCACGTTGTCACAGGCTGAAGAAATCAAGCAGGATTCGGGGCGCATGAACGAAGTTGCCAAAGAGGGTAAGAAACAGCTTCAAGCGTTGACAAAAGCGCTGCAATCGCATGTGGATTCAAATCCTGTAAAGAAATCGAAAACGGAAGGAATGGGAGGAATGTAGTATGCCGATTCCTGAAAACGCAAAATGGAACGCGCCGTTTACTGAAGAAGTTGCGCAGTATGTTTCCGCTATTATACTAGATTCCGAATTCGATACGGCGCAATCGAACGCGAAAATCGACATTGCGGATTATGAAGCCGCCGTGGACATGCTGGAATGCAAGCGCACGGAGAAGGATTACGATTGGATGTCGGACGTTTTCCTTCCCGAATTGCCCGCCATCATTCTGACCGATGCGGGCGGATGGGCGGCGCAGTATTTCCAAACGCGCGACTTTATCGAAGTCAAATTGGAAGAGGGTGTCGCGGATGGGTTGAACCGTTGCAAGGCAGTAAAACGGATAATCAACAAGACGCTCAATCAACGCGATATCTATCACTACCATAAATACATTCGTGGGCGCCTCATCAATGCGCTTGCTGGTCAGGTGTATGCGGTGTGTTGGTGGGAGCAGCATATCGAAAGCCGCAAGGCGCGTGACGAAGTTCGTAAGATTGCGTTGGATGTGGATACCGCTGGAAATCCGCTTACGGACACGAATGCGCAAGAACAAGCGTTTAGGCAGGAAACTGTGCCTGTGTACGAAGATGTTGTTGTGCGGGATCGGTTCAATTACGACATTGTTGATCCGGCGAATGTGTACGTCAGTAATGAGTACGCATACAACATTCAGCAAAAGGCATGGGTAATATTACGTTCCGAATTGGATTGGCAAGATTTGGTAGACGCGCAAGAAACATGCGCGTACTTCAATTTGGACGTGTTGCGAAAAATCGACGAGGCTGAATCCGGTACTACGGAATCGGCAACGGCGGCGGACACGTATAACAAAGTGGATAAAAAGCAAACACCTACAAAAACACCGTACAAAAAATGGGATATTCTGGAACGGTACGGGCGTTTTCCATGCGTAATCGATGAAGATGATCCTGACGCGCGCGACCAAAAAGACGGGTATCCGAAAAAGGCAACCCCCGGTTACGATGCAGAAGGCAAAGTTGTTGCCAAAGCATCTGCGGTGGAATGCGTTATTACCTACGCAGTTCGTGGCAATCACAAAATCTGCATTCGTTTCCAGCCGCAACAGTACCGCGACCCGTATGGTAATCCGTTCCGGCCGATACTTCGCGGGTTGTGCTACATTCATCCGCGCGTGGATCGCGGTTTGTCGGATGGACAATATGGCCGCGAATCGCAAGCCGCCATCAACGACGTATTCAATCTTGCAATGGATCGCGTGAAACTTGCGACGTTGCCTACATTCAAAGGTAGAAAGTACGGCAACGATGACAACGATACGATTTACTGGGAACCGGAACACGTTATCGAATTGGATGATCCTGAAAAGGATTTGATCCCGATGGACATCCGCGACAACCCGCGCGGCGCGCTGGATACTATCGGCATGTTGCGCGGGGGGCTGCAACAGTTGACTTCTGTATTTCCCTCCACAATGGGCGCGCTTCCTAACCGTGAACAGACGGCAACCGCTACCGCCGGTTCGGATGCGCGCTCCAGTTTGCGCGCTAACTTCAAATCGTACACGTACGAGTTTTCGTTCCTCATCGACTTTTACACGATGATACTTTGGATGACGCATCAATACGCGCGCCCGGAAACGTTGAAAAAACTTCTCGGGGACATGGAACAATTCTTCGATCCGAACGGGGATTATTCCTACGCGCCAGTTTCATCGAACATCGAAACGGATCAATCAAAATCAAAGAAACTGCAATTGATCGATAACTATATAGGCCGGGTTGCAAACGTACAAAATCCGAACACGCCTAAACTTTTGAACTACCTGCTTAAAATGGCGTTTAACCTTTTCGGATCGGAATTTCCTGATTATGAAAAGTATCTTTTGGACGAAACCGCGCCCGCAACACCTGCCGGTTCGGAACCGGCAAACGCGAACGCTCCGCCCACTTCAGGTTCAGCGGGCATCGAACAATCTGTATCTGAACAGGTTATGCGAAATAACGCTGGAGGGATGCCCGGATGAGCTACGCACCGTCGCTTGATGATATTCAGAAGTTCCTTGCCAAAACAGGCAAGCGTGGCGCGCGTACGCTTTCTATGCTGGGGCAGTTAAGTGGTTTCATAACTGCATTACAAACCGAAGTAGGATTTGAATTGTTGAAAGATGATGTTGCGCGTCACGATGCGCTGTTCGTAAAAATCTACAACATGGAGGCCGATGACAAGGAAAAAGCGGAGTTCAGAGTTTTGAAGGATCGTTTGCAAGTGACCGTCAAACGGATATCGTTGTATTTGGAAAAGCACAAGGAAATTGAAACGGCGATAAAATTCGGTTGACACGCGGTTTCAAACCCGTATCATAAACAACAAGGAGGCTTACATGTCCACACCAGTAAAACCCGAAGCACCGACTCCTACGCCGGAAACGCCCCCGACGCCGCCGGTCACGCCGACGAGCGAGGCTCGCGTTTCCGATGCCGATCTTGGCGATGCGTGGGACCAAGCCTTACGGGAATCTGGCGAGGCTCCCCCTGCGGCAACGTCCACCGCCCCGGTCACAGCAACCGCGCCGGTCGTGCCGCCCGTAACACCGCCCGCAACGTCCACGCCGCCCGCTGAGGCGCCCGTAGTCCCTGCGGTTGCAACGCCGTCCGGCACCACACCGGAAGAAATTGATGACTTGGACCTTGACCCCCGAACTCCGGAAGGACGCAAGAATCGGTCCAACTTGGGGAGGCAGGTCGCGGAACTTAAGGAAATGGTCGTCAAACTTACGGAAAGGCCCGCACCGGCACCGCAACCGCCCGCCACTCCGGTTGTACCCGCATCTGTCGCCGCCGAAGAAGAAGGGGAAATACCGGAAGAGTTTTCTGATCTAAGCGACCCGCTGGTTATGGATCGGTATCTTAACTGGCGGAGCGATCAGTTAAACAGCCGTACGAAGAAGTATGAAGATTCGTACGTTCAAGCCGTGTGGGGTTTCAAACCGGCTACTGGCGCGGACCACGATGGCATAGTGGATTTGATGGCGGAGAAGTTCAATAAACGACGTGGTACAGGCAATCCGGTGTTGGATGCGCAACTTAATTACAACGAATCAGCGGCGGCTTATTACCGCATTAAGTTAGCAAGACCGGCGGCTTCTGTGTCACCGACGCCTCCTGCTCAACCCGTAACTCCCGTGCCGCCGCCGCGATATGCGACCGCGCCTCCGGGTGTTACCGTTCCGCATAGCAATGTCGCCCCCGGTGGCGAAGCGCCTGTCCTTGATGAGTTTGCGGCAGAATTCGTGCGCAAGACCGGCATGAAAGCAGATTCGGTGAAGGATGCGCTATCGCGGCCGTTGGACGCACATCTTGCGGGAAGAGCAGCGAGGTAACGTGCGAATGCGATAATGCCTACGGATCGTAATCGATATGCACCCATTCGCACAACGCGCTTGCGGCGTGAAAAACGCGCCCTCCCCCAACAAGGATATCTTGAAGATTCAAATCGATGGTGGCGATGCTGGAATTGCGGCTTCCTCATCAACGAGGACAGAACTGCGCTGGGCGGCGATGAAAGTCATTCGGGCGTTACGCCCGTGCAATACTCTGAGGCACCGGATTTCAGTACGGATTGGGGATCAGGCGAAGGCGCGTTGCGCACCATGATCGTACCTGATGTCAGCGGCACGATTGATGTTACGCTTCGCGCATTGGATCAGGCCGGGATACCGATTCCCGCGCCCGTAAGTTTCAAACCCGATGTCAGTTCAGGGTGCCCATTATGCGGCACTTTGAACTGGCGATAAAGAAGGAGGTCGCGGATGTTTACAATCGTCGAAGGATCAGGACGAACGTTCTGGGCCGCGTGCAACGGTTCCAGTACGTATTACCTGGGACAGTTGGTTGCATGGAACGCCGCGCAAGCGACGCATAATTCTTCAGGCACAGTTTCGCCGCTTCTGACTTCAACAGGAGTGTACGGAACAACCCTGCGGCAATGCGTTGCCGGTGTGGTGGTCGGATTCAACAACCGTACGCAGCTGTACACCACGCTTGGAAACATGAAGGTGGAATACGGCGGCGGTACTGCTGTCACGCAAGCGGCGCAACTTGCGCGGGATTGGACCGGGCAGGAAGGCATGTACAAGAAGGGCGATACGCAAGCCCTTCTGCAGATCGCGCCGATCTTCCCGCACACCATTCTGCGCGGACCGCTTTACAATGCGGCCTACGGAACGGCGCCGACGGAACTCGCGCTAACCGCCGTTGGCGGCACGGACGGCATGGTGACGGCCGCTACCACAGCAGCAAACGACGCGGCCAGCATCCTTGGAATGGGAACGATCTACTTCCGTTCCGGGTTGAACATGGGGTTGTACCGCGTGAACAAGAACACGTCCAACACCGCACCGTCTGTCACTACCGCTTTCCCGTATCAGGAAGCGATTGGCGACAAAATTGTTGCGGTTCCGATCAAGCAGGGACAAACCGGGATCAGCATCCTTACCAGCTACGGGAACTACATCGATTGCGGCACGGCGCCCGTGGCGGATGGTACCGGGATGTTCGGAGTCAACGTCTACAAAATCAATCTGGAAACTGCCGGACGTGAATACGCCGAGTTTGCTTTCATGGCGGATCACTTCGGCAGAGTCCGCGCGTAAGGAGGCCCTCGATGCCGAATCCTTTGACAAGTCAGCAGTTCGTGCGGTTGCTGGACAAGCGACTGCGCGAGGTATCGGAGGGCGTTTTCAAAGACCTGCCTTCCATGATCGACACCATTTACCGCGTGCTACCTTCGGAGGGCGCGTTCGAAGAGTTCTACGAGGTCGGGTCGCTGCCCGACGTTCCGGAGTTCAACGGAAAGATTTCGTATCTTTCCATCGCTCCGGGATTCTATACCAAGATCGAACCGAAGGAATACGCGGGCGGCACCATGTTCACGCGGAAACTTCTGGACGACAAGAAGTACGCCGTCCTCGATGATCGAACCGCAGGGTTGGCGGAGTCCGCCCACCGTACGCGGGAGAAAATCGGCGTGCGGCCGTTCGCCTACGGATTTTCGGCGGCGTTCGACTACATGCAATCGGAGGAGGGCGTTGCTCTCTTCAGTTCTGCGCATACCACGAAGGCGGGCGTTTCCACCAGTTCCGGGTTCAGCAACGCCGGAACGTCCGCATTCAACAAGACATCCGTTGCCGCCACGCGGTTGCTCATGCGGAAATTCCGCAATGACATCGGCGAGCGGATCGTCATCGAACCGGATACGCTGATCGTGCCCGATAACCTTGCGGATCAGGCGGAGGAAATCGCCAAGACTGACAAGGGGCTGTATTCGGCGGAAGGAACGGTCAACGTGCAGAAGGGCCGTTTCAAGATCATTCCGTACCTGCGCCTCGACGACTATTCCACCACGCGCTGGTTCATGGTGGACTACAAGTTGATGAAGCGTTTCCTGGTCTGGATCGACCGTATCAAGCCGGAACCGAATAACACCATTGACTTCGAAACTTTCGTCGTGAAGCATTCGGTGTACTTCCGTACCGGCAACGGGCACTTAAATTGGAGGTTTGGTTTTGGGCATAATGCCTAACGCCTAACTTGTAACATCATGCGCAATGGGCGGCGCGTGAAATACGCGCGCCGCCCTTAAAAGGAGGAACGTATGCCTTCACGTTTTCCACATGGAATTTCCAGCATGGGCATGCCGATACTGGGAACGGATAGTTTAATTCCGGCTTCCAGCGGCACGTATTTTTGGGTAGATAGCGGCAATCCGTCGGGCACCGGATCGGGTGATTTCGACGATCCGTATACGACGCTTGCTGCTGCTTACGCCGCATGCACTACGGGTGAGGGCGATGTCATCATTATGAAAGTAGGCCATGCGGAAACCATTTCCGTTAACACAGCACTTACGCTTAGCAAAAGCGGCGTGTTCGTTATCGGGCTGGGTTCTGGCGCGCTTCGTCCTACGATCACCCTTACCGGAACGACCGCTGCCGTTACTATCGCGGTCAGCGGCGCAAATCAAACATTCCGCAACTTCATTGTTTCCTGCAGAGTGGATGAACTTGTCGCAGCGTTTACAATTTCTGCGGCAGGTTGCACCATCGACGCGGTTGACTGGGTGGAGGCTTCCGCCAGTTATCAGGCAATCACGTTCATCACCACAACGGCGGGCGGCACGCGGCTGACCGTCAAGAACTGCCATTTGGTGCAGGTCACAGCACCAGCTGGCAACGGCGCATGCATTACGCTTGTGGGTGCCGATGACGGCAAAATCTTGAACAACTTCATCTGGTGGATCAGCAGCGATGCAGCGGCTTCCGGCGCAATTGCCGGGATCACAACTGCGTCATTGCGGTTGTTCATCGCGGACAACATGATCGTTTGTCCGGTAGGCACCAGCGTTGTTCCGGTGTCTATTTACGCGGCATCGTCCGGGTACGCGCTTCGCAATACCGTAGGATGCGGCAAAACGCTTTACACCGGGGCAATCGCGTTGGCGGGAATGTACGGCGCGGAAAATCGCGCGTGCAACACGGTCAACACGGCAGGTCAACTTGATCCTGTTCTTGACCCGGCGACTTCCGTATAACACAACATCCAAACGGCGGGAGCAGCGACTCCCGCCGATTAAAATGAAAACGGGAGGTAGCGTAACATGGGACGTACAACCGCGCAAGTGCAAGTACAGGAACCAATGGGATCGTTCAAGCCGTTCGGTCCAATCGATACCAACAAACACGGCAAGCGCGCATCGGAATACCCCGGATGGTATTTCAACGAGCAGGTGGACGAACTGAAAGAAACCATCGCATCTTCGGAGCGCACACTTCGTAGCGGCGCCATTTCCGACGAAAGTAAGGAACTCCTGATGGAACGGTTGCGCGCCGACAAGGAGCGCTTGACTTCCATTCTGGATTCGCTTCCCAAAGTTTCCGAGGCGGATCGCACGCGGCTATTGAAGTTTCGTGCGGACATGGGATCGCGCATCGCGGAAGCGATGTTCACGTATTCCGATATGCAGCGTGGAACCGCCGATGCGCATGAAGAGGCGAAGCGGATGTCGGAGCCGTGCATTTCCATCAAAGACGAAACCGGCGACATCGCTGCTATCGTGAAAGCGTGCGGCGTAGAACATGTTTCGCCCAAGGGCCAGATTACCCGGACGGATGCCGAACGCGCGTGGAAAATCATTTCCGGGTACCTTGAAGAAAACACGAATACGGAGACGCTTCGCAAACGGCAGTAACCTGACGAAGATGTAACAGGAGGTGCTCGTTGGACGGTAAAACGCTATCGCGTGATTTACGAGAACTCCTGCAGGAATCCGGCACGTCATCGTTCATGGATGACAAGACCACGTACGACTGGATATACCGCGCGGCATGTCACTACGCCTTTTTAACGCGGGCGTTGACAGGTGAATCAACGGGAACCATAGTGCAAGGTGTTCGCACGTATTCGCTCCCGGTGGATTACTTGCGCTTGTACGCGCGGCATAACCGGTCGGACAGGTTTTTCATAAAGATCAACGATGGCGTGTCGGATTCCTTTGTTTTTGATCGCGCGTACGACGCTGTTCAATTCGAAAACAATTCATCGCAACAGGCTATCGCTTCCAGTTTCTCGGTCATCGATGCGCTGCCATTGACGCGATTGACGAGCGCCGTCACCAGTACTGGCGCGGTGAATACGCCATTGTCCGGGGAATGCTATCTTAATGACACGACCGGAACATTTTTAACTAAAGTAGCTGTAGGGGATTTCGTACACAATCCGGCCGAAGGCGATGATGGCGCAAGTGGCGTTGTTATCGCTGTTGTGTCCAACATAAAGTTGACGTGCGCACTTTTCGACAATGCATCCGGCGAACCGGTAGGGTACACGTCCGGGCAAACGTATGTCATCAATCAACAGGGACGATACGCTGTTTATCTTGATCCGCCTCCGTTGACTGCAGGGTACATAATCACCGTGCCATACATCCGTCGCCCGGCGCCGGTTTATTCGCCCTACGCGGCCTATCAGTTCCCCGGAGACGCATCGTTAGCGTTGATTTTGTATGCGGCATGGGCGTACAAATACCGCGACCGCGAACCGAATTACGGCGATGCGATGTACGGACACTTTGAACGCGCGGTGAAAATAAGTTCACATGCTACGAATCGCGCGCAAGTGCGCCGCGCGTTTCATGTTAACTTTTCAAAACGCGGCACGTCATCGGGCAGCGTGAGGTAGCGCATCAATGGCAACTGTCAACACACATGATAAAGCGTTAACGCCGTTTACCATTCCGTTAATTGGTAAGTGGCAACCAGCGCTTGATCTTCTTCAACTTGGCGAAGGCGATTTCGGTACGCTGGAAAACTTTCGTTATTGTGGCGGGGGCATTCGATCCGTTCAGGGAATGACGAAGGTTGGTACGGCTGCAAATGCCACATACATCAAACCGCGTTCGGGATTTTACTTTCGCCGGAATAGCCCCGCCGAATCGCATGCGCTTGTTCAGTTTCTGAATGCTGGAGAAACGGCTTCCGTTGTTTTGGAAAACGCGTCCGTAGTGCCGTTGACGGGGAACATGTCCGGTACGATCATTCATACGGATGCAGCGGGCGCTGGAATCGGCCGTTTTTCGCATTCACCGAATCAAGGTATGGCGTACTGCAACGGCGTGGAGGCGTGCGTTTGGGGCGGTCACGAAATGCGCGTTGGACGCTATCTGGACATGGCGGCGGATGGATCGTACAAATACGACTACACGGACGCCATTTCTAATTCGTTGACGGATGCGTTAAACGTTGCGTTGATGCACAGAACTACAGACGCCATTGACGCAAACACAATGCTTTTGCTTCATCTTGATAATGATATTGTAGATGTTTCCCCCACAACACCCCATACGGTCACTAATACAAACGTCACATTCAGTAGCGCCGTGAAACAATTTGGTACGCATTCTGCGGTATTCAACGGTACAACTGCGCAATTATCTATTCCAGATAATGCGGATTTTGATTTTAGCGGTGGTGAATTTACAGTAGATTTTTGGATGCGCATGGGCGGCGTCAATGTGAACGCGCCACTTTTTTATCAGCAAAATGTTGGCGACGCAAATGACTACGTAAAATTAACACTTGATACTGCGGGATCAGCTTTTAATGGAAAATTCACACTTGAAATAAAAAAAGCATCAAGCGTTGTTGTGACATTAACATCGTCAAGTGTTTATTTTGGATACACGAATCATCATGTTGCTTTTACAGAACATGGCAATAATTATTACATATTTTTTGATGGTGCATTGATAGGTTACGCATCATCCGCAGGGCGTGCGGCGAATTGCACGGGAACGGTTTACATTGGAAACAATGGCGCAACGGCATGGTATTACGGATATCTGGATGAATATCGTGTGTCGAATACTGCACGATGGACTGCCGCATTTTCATTAGCTGTGCAACCTTATGGGCAGGGGCAATTGACGGATATTTATATCGGGTCCGTACTTCCAATTAAGGCAATTAAATGGTACGTAAAAACAGCCAATACAACAGCGGGTACCGCAAAAGTTTATTTGTGGGATGCGGCCGCATGGCTTTCAGTAACTAGTTTTGTTGATGGTACCGCCGTCAGCGGTAAACCGTTAGCGCAAACTGGCACGATGACGTTTGATGATACCGTTGCAACTGCTAAAATAAAAAATGTCGATACTACATTCATCTATTGGTATCGCGTACAATTTAGTTCGGCAACGGGAATCGATTTGACAACGGCCATTTCACAAGTAACGCTTGACACAGCAATGCAACAAGTAAAAGACATTTGGGATGGCATAGTGCGCACGATCATGTTTGGCCGGGAATACACCGGCACGGTCGGCGGCACCGACATCACACTCAATGTTTTCAACGATAATTATTTAATTTCAGATGCGTCAACCTATCACCAGATGAACGCGTTTCCCACAACAAAAGAATTGATTGTTAGATTTGCCGAACGTACAACTGGAATTCTCGTTCACATGATTCCCGGCTATGTAAATACAACTGCAACTACTGTAAAAATAGAATATTGGAATGGCACGGCGTGGACATCGGTTGGCGCAATTGATGACAATAGCGCTGTATTAGGCGCGTCCTTTGGCAAATCCGGTTTCATTACATGGAACTCGCCGGATGAAGCGCTTGAATTCAAAAGTGCCGAATCGAATGAGGCAATTTTGTGGTCATATCGGATTTCATTTTCAGATGCGCTTGCTGCTGTGGATACGCGATTGTACTACATCGCGGCCATTCCCGCGCAAAAAACAATAAAGGATTACGCATTTCCGTTGTTGTGGCAGGATAGATTACTGCTGTGCAGAAATACATCGCGCAATCGAAATAGTATAAAAGTTTCCAGCGCCGGAACATTTTCGGCATTCAACGGCACCGATTCTGTAGATTTGTTTTTCGGGGATGAAGATGACGTTGTGACCGGCGGATCGCTTGTCAATCGTTTCGGGTCCGTTATTTCGGAAACCTTGATTATATGCAAACATTCCGAAACTTGGATTGTTGACGGCAACTCACCGCAAACATATCGTCAATATCAAGTATCAGGAAGTTACGGTTGCACTTCTCCAATGACTTTTAAAGTATGCGACACCGGGTTTGAAATTGCCCCCGGCATCAATAAGCATATTGTCATCTGGCTTTCGGCATCTGGGCCTGTCATGTACGATCAAAATGCTATCATGCCTATTGTTGATGACATCAAAAATTACTTTGAAGAATGGCGCTCGGAATATATCAATGTGAGCATGATCGATAAGTTTCACGCTTTTTACGATTCTCGCAATCGTGAATATCATTTGATGATCGCAACCGGTTCAAGTACTACATTAAACGTGGAACTTGTTTTCGATTTGTATCGTCGTAAATGGTTTAAGATAAATCGCGGTACGGATCGCGCATTGCAGATGGGCTTTGAAGCGCTTGACTCTCGCGGCAACATGTTTATCTATGGAGGAACGGATACGGGATTTCTGCATCGTTTGGAAAACGGTTACACCTTTGACGGAAATGCTATCGTGTCTACTGTCAGATTTGCGGATCGCGCGTTTGGATCGTTGGCAAATCGATCCACTATCCGCAATTTGCGAACGCTTTGCAAAACGAAAAACACCGCCGCAAAACTTTTGCTAACGCATTATGAAGATACCGCCGCTGTCGCGTCCAAACCGGGCGCGGCAACAATGTCCATCAACGATACTACGCATAGGTTAGCGTGGGCGGATACGCATCGATCTATTGCTTTTGGACCGTGCGTGATACACGGCTTGCAGTTAACGCACACATCAACAGACGTAGATGTTCCGATAGAACTTGTGGCGATGGTCGGGCTTGCCAAAATTGAAAGCGTTGAAGCAGGAGGTCGATGATGCCAGATTATGCGTACAGCGCGGTTGATCCCGAATACCTTAAAAAGATTCGGGAGTACGACAATCAGAAACGCGCCACAACCGGTCGCGGGATGACATCGACGGATTTTCAGGCGCTTTCCGAAGCGCAACTGAATATCACGACAGATCGCGCGGTGAAA